TTTTCTGGAGTACATGTGCCTTAGCGGTTGTAAGTACCTGTTCGTTGATCACATTACTATTTTGGCTTCAGAAGGAACCGAAGGACTAACTGGAAATGAAGCAATAGATAAGATTATGAATGACTTATTAAGATTAGTTAAAAAACATGATGTATGGATTGGCCTTATTAGTCATCTTCGTAAAACAGATAATAAAGGTAGAAGCTTCGAAGAAGGCAAATTACCCTCAATGGATGATATTCGAGGTTCAGGTTCTATTAAACAAATCTCTATGGATATTATCGCATTTGCGAGAGATGTTGGATCAGATAGGGAAGAAGAACGTAACACTATTAAAACAAAAGTTCTTAAGTGTCGATATACAGGATTAACTGGTCCATCTGGAACCCTCTATTATAACTTTGAAGCAGGAAGATTAAAAAAGGGATCTGATGAATTCGAAAAACAAGATGAAATCACAATTTAAAATGGATGAACAACACTTAGTTCAACTCTCAATAATATGTCAGCTTCTAGACTCAGGGGCTGACATTTCTCAACTTAATCCAAATATACAAAAATATTTACAAGGTATGGCAGATGATTTAAATGAAGAAGATGATGATACATTTGACTCTCTTTATTATTATGCTGACACCTTCTTTAATATTGCTAACAAAAATGAAAGGATGCTACATTGAAGGCAGAATTCGACAGGCTAAAAGCCAAAGGATATACTAATGAGGCTTTCCACAAGTATATAAACAATGCTAATACTAAGAAAATATTTACATCTAATGAATTAAAAATACTACATAGTATGTGGTGTGGAGATCACTCTGAAGGTGAAGAAATTAATATATCCATTGATGATGATACAGTTACTATGACTTCTGAAATTAATTTAGAAGATATGGATAAAAATGAATTAGATGAATATGCTATTAATACTTGGGGTATTGATTTAGATAAAAGATTTAAAAAAGAAACAATGCTTGAAGAACTTCAAGATGAATTAAAAAAACAAAACGAAGAATAATTGAACTACCATTTATTATGAAGGGAAAATAACATGGACCCATACCAAAGCTTTATCCATCTGTCTCGTTATTCACGTTATCTAGATGATTGGAATCGTCGTGAAACGTGGGATGAAACAGTAGATCGACTTATTGGTTTTTGGCAAGAGCAAGTTGGAGATAATACTTTAACTAAAGACGAATTTAATAATATAAAAAACTCAGTGTATAATCACGAAGTAATGCCTTCAATGAGATCTATGTGGTCAGCAGGTAAAGCATTAGCACAAAATCATTTTAGAGGTTATAATTGTAGTTTTGCAGCTATAAACCATCCAAGAGCATTTGATGAAATACTTTTCATATTAATGGCAGGTACTGGTGTTGGTTTTAGTGCCGAAGCTAAATACGTCAATAAACTTCCTATAATTAATGATGCTTTTGTTAAAACTGAAAGAGTTATTCAAGTAGAAGACTCTGCTGAAGGTTGGGCTAAAGCTTTGAGAAAACTAATAGCAGATTTATATTTAGGAAATATACATGAATGGGATTATAGTAAAGTACGTCCAGAGGGCGCACGACTTAAAACTATGGGTGGACGCGCTTCTGGTCCGCAACCACTTGTGGATCTTTTTAACTTTGTAACTAAAACATTTAAGACTGCAGCAGGACGAAAATTACGTCCAATTGAAGTACACGATATCGTTTGTAAAATAGCAGAAATAGTTGTAGTAGGGGGTGTTAGGCGTTCAGCACTTATTTCAATGTCAGACCTTGGAGATCCTGAAATTAGAGATTCTAAATCTGGTCGTTGGTGGGAAACAGAAGAACAACGAGCGTTAGCTAATAACTCTGCAGTATATGACCAAAAACCTTCTATGAATGTGTTTATGGAAGAATGGGTTTCTTTAATGAAATCAGGGTCAGGTGAACGAGGTATATTTAGCCGTTATGGTGCTCAAAAACAAAACAATAAAGGGCGTAGAGAATCTTCTTTAATTGAAGGCTCTAATCCTTGTGCTGAGATACTTTTACGGTCAAATCAATTATGTAATTTATCAGAAGTAATCTGTAGAGAAAACGATACAGAAGAAGATCTTGCAGATAAAATTAAAGTTGCCACTATATTAGGTACATTGCAGTCAATGTTAACTGATTTTAAATATGTACGAAAAGTATGGCAAAGAAATTGTGAAGATGAGAGATTATTAGGAGTTTCTTTAACAGGTATTCAAGATTGTAGAGTACTAAGAAACCCAGATCCTGCAATGCTACGTAGATTAAAGCAAGTTGCAGTAGATACAAATAAAGAATATGCTGAGAAACTTGGAATAAAGCCTTCTACAGCAATAACAACAGTTAAACCAAGCGGTACAGTTTCACAGCTAGTAGATAGCAGCAGTGGTATACATGGTAGATTTTCACCTTATTATATTAGGGCAGTAAGACAATCTAACAATGATCCATTAACTGAAATGTTAAAAGATCAAGGTGTACCCAATGAAGCTGATTTAATGAATCCTTTAAAGACAACGGTGTTCTATTTTCCAGTAAAGTCACCATCAGGTGCTACATTAGCTAACGAACAAACAGCTATACAACAACTTGAAAATTGGCTTAAATTTCAAGAAAACTGGTCAGAACACTCTGTGTCAGTAACTATTTATGTTAAAGAAGACGAGTGGATGCAAGTTGGTGATTGGGTATATAAACACTTTGATCAAATAACAGGTATTAGTTTCTTGCCTTATTCAGAACATACTTATCAGCAAGCACCTTATACTGCTTGTTCTGAGCAAGATTGGATTAAAGCCGTTAAAGCTATGCCTTTAGTAGATTATTCGTTACTTCCTAATTATGAATTAGAGGACAATACAGAAGGTGCTCAAACATTAGCTTGTGGTGCAGGAGGTTGTGAGATATGATAGCTTATTTAAAATGGTGGAAAAATATTTATGATAACCAAGATAGAAGCAAACATCGTATTTATACTGGTAAATACGAAGATTTATGTATGTAATAAACTATGCTAGATATTGGCGGTTTAGTTTGGTGGCAATGGTGGCTGTTATTAATGGTCACCATTAACACAAGTCTAAATACTATTACTTTTTTTAAACATAGAAAGACTAGTAGACAAGGGAAAGCAATACTTGACGTTAAAGAACAATAAGGAGTAACAAATGAGTAGTCCGAGAGAATTAGCAGAAGTAGAAGCAAAGAAAACGTTTGAAGGTTTTATTAAATGGAGTAAAGTTTCATTTTATTGGATTATGGCAATATTAGTTATATTAGCTTTTTTTGATTTTGGTGCTGATAAAAAGACAGGTAGTCAATACAATGGTGCAGTATATGAACCAAAAAATATAGGGAAAGATTAATGTGGGCTTTAGTATGGTTACAGTTAGTAGTTAATGATGGTGGTGGTATTAATTATTACCATTTAGGCACTTACGGTAATATAAATGTATGTGAAAAAGAACTGGAAAGAGCACGTATTATAATAGAAAATCCTAATGAGGCAATTGCTTGTTTAGAATTATTAAGGAGTAATAAATGATAGCTGTTCAAAGAAAATCTATATTATCAGGCGAGTATAATACTATGCAATTAGATGTTACTGAAGAACAATTGCAAAGACATCGTAACGGAGAACTAATACAAGATGTTTTTCCGCATTTACCTGCTGAAGAACGTGAATTTATAATGTCGGGTATTACCCCTAAAGAATGGGAAAAGATTTATGGCGAAAGTGATAGGCTTTAAAAAAATAAAGTTTAGTAAACCTAAGAAAACATCGATAGGTAATAAAAACTTAAAAACATCATCAATGAATAAACACAAGCGTAGAAACAAAGGAATGTCTCATGTCGGATCAACCTAAAACTTTATTAGAATCTTTAGGTAGACTATTAGGCTCAGCAATGGGGTTTACTATTGCAAGCGTATGTATTACTTGGGTAGGTCTTTATGTATTAAATTATTTAAATTGGCTTCCTTTGTAATGACCAACGTAATTGATATAAATAAAAAACTTCAACAAAAAAAGGAAGAAGATTTTGAGGAAAAATATTTTGATGCACATTCCTTTGTATTAGATTCTTGTGAAGAGGTTTTTACTTACGGTGCTATTGTAATAGAAATTACAGAAGATAAATCCGTTAATATATCATCTACAGGAGATTTATCTGCCGACATTATGATTGATGCTCTCGTTTCTGCCGCTTTTAAAATAAAAGGCGAAAGTGAAAGTTAATGTATATAATAATATTTATGTTATTTTTAGATTCTCAAACATTTAAAATTTCTTCTAATCAAGTAATTTATCCAGATTTAAATACTTGTAAAACATCTGAAAAAATTATAAACGAATCTTTAGAAAAACAAAAACCTACAAAGAATTCATTTGTCATTTCTAAATGTGTACAAATGACTAATAAAGGAGTATCAATATAATGATTAGATTTTGGAAATATATTATTCGATGGAGATCTCATCGTAATGTTATAAAAGAATTAAACCAATTATCTGATAGAGAATTATTGGATATTGGATTTAGCAGATCACAAATTAATAATTTGATTTGGAGAGAAGAAGATATTAAGAAACGTGGTGAAAAAACTCGTAGAGGACCAGATAAACTATTATGAATGATGAGATGTATGAGATGATAGACGAAATGTATCAAGACTATATAAAAGATGGATTTGATTTTAATACAAGCGATACTTTCGATGAAATATTTAAAAGAATTTTTACAGACGCAGTTACTTTAACTTTAAAGGTATTAGATGAAGAGGATAATTAATGTATTATATCATAGGTAAAAATAATTGTATATGGTGTGATAGAGCTAAGTCCTTTTTAGATAAAAAGAAAGTACCTTATGTGTACAAAAATTTAGATGAAATTACAAAAACTAATAGAGAAAAATGGTTAAACTTAATTACAGATGACTTTACAATGAAAACAGTACCAGTAGTTATTAAGTTAGTTGGTACAGCCGTAGATTTAGAGGAAGAGTTTAATGATGACTGAAGAAGTCGTTAAAAAGAAAAGAGGCAGAAAGCCTGGAGTTAAAATGACTCCTAAAATAAAACTAAAGCATAGCCCTAAAACTGCTAGAGAAGACTTCCTCAAAAAATATAAAGATATTGCAGAAATTGGTATATACGGTATGGACAAATATGCGTATGAGATTATTAATTATCTGTGGGAAGATCCAGAAAAATGTTTTTTTGTTACCGACAGTAATCGATCAAGATTAGATAATGCTAATAGGTACTACGGACAAAGAAGTTTTTCTATGTACAGGTGGGAAATCTGTTCAGAATCAGGATTTATTGAAACACCCAGAGTAGATGTAATACTAGTCTCTAAGGATTGTTTTGATAATGTTAAAGATCGTCCAAATCCTTATAATGTGGAAATAGTAATAGTAGAGGAAATATGACAGAACATTTTATACCTTATGATAAAACTAAAGAAATGATCCCTGTTAGGGCTGTTTGGCATCCTAACAATCAATTTCATTACGTCAAGACTTACGATAATGATACTTTTTACCCCCTCGAATGGAATAATCAGTATAAATATTACAGTGGTATGGTTAATGGTGAAAAGGGTTATGTAGCCCATTAAGAGAGGAAATGAAATGGAAATGATGAAAAATTTAAAGTTAGCAATTATGGCTAATAAAAAGGTACTTGTAGTAGGAGTTATTATTGGTCTTGCTATAGCCCAAATTGCACCTATGTAATTTTACTATGCAGGGGTAAAGTGTTACGGTAGCACAAGAGATTCCAAATCTTTTAGAGTGGGTTCAATTCCTACTACCCCTGCCAATTCTTAAAACGATCTCTTAGCTCAGCTGGATAGAGCAAGTGCCTTCTAAGCACTAGGTCGCAGGTTCGAATCCTGCAGAGATCGCCACTATAAAGGAATAATAATGTTTGAACCTAAATGCACTTACTCAGTCTTTGCATTGTGTGAAGAAGACCTTAATACTACTTATCAGGAAAGTTGTAACTATGAATGTTTTCAATCTGCACAAGAAGAAGTAGAAAGATTAAGTAATCTAGGCTATCTAGTAAAAACTTATATTTTTAAACCAGTTTTAGTTGATACTACTCAACCTGTTGAAAAAGAAGATGAGTTTGAAGAAAAGGACAACTATGAACAACAAGAGTGGGATGACCTTTATCCTCCTAATGATGACTATTTTTATTAAAGGGAATTAGCAATGAAAGTTAAACGTATTGTAAATCCTGTTGCTAAAGCATTAATGACGCCTAAGTTCAGGCCTAAAGTAATTCCTAACAAAAAGAAAAAGATTAAACCTAAACATAAAAAACTAGAGATCCCCTCAAAGTATCTTTCGTTGTCCTTAACTGGATGATGAAGGATACTTTGAGGGGATCTCCCCTATTTTTTTTTTTTATCACACAACACACAAAGGAAAATATTATGGAAAAATATACTAAAAACCCTTATCAAATTCGTTATGACGTTCTTTCTATGGCAAAGGACATGATGGATCAGACTTATAGTTCTAACATGATTATGGCAGAAAAAGCTATGGAGCTTTACAAAGATAATACTGAAGAAGCTCTTAAAGCTTGGGATAAATATGTGCCTGTTATGTACACTCCTAATGAAATAAAAAAGAATGCTGAAACTCTTTATGAGTTTGTAATGAATAATAGTAATGACAAATAAATTATCTTTTATTAAAAAAATTGGCTGGTTAGCTATACTATTTTTCACTATTAAAGGATTTTTTTGGTTAGCTGCAATGTACTATGCAGGATCTTTTATAGCGTTTTTAAATACCTGACGTTTAAGAATAACTTTGCTAAGGTTCTACCGAAGTGATACTTTGGACTCTCTTATTGGTACTTGAAAAGAGATGTTCTTTATGCCCCCCGATAGTACCCACTGAGTGTACTCTTATACCTCTTTTCGGGGGGTTATTAAGTATCACTTTGGTATCCTTAATGTAGTTATTATTTTATTGTCTTTAATTAACAGCTTTTTAATGTTTTCATATAATTAATTATTTATTTTTTTAATTATTTAAAAGCGTTAAAAAAAATTTCAATTGAAAAAGAATCTATAAAAGAAAAGAGAAGCAAAATGGAAATTCCGAAAGCCCCTGAGAACGCACCTGTTCCTAACTTACCTCCTGACAATGCTCCTCTACCTATCACATAAAGGAAAAAATTATGGCAAATCCTCATCCGACTAAACCTCAGATGGGCGGTCGCAGAGAAGGTGCTGGACGTCCTAAAGGATCTAAGAACATTAACTCTATGTCCTCTGTAAAAAAGCTTGAAGAATTAGGCTTTGATCCTATTGAAATGATGGTTGAGAAATATAACGATATACAGACTAAGCTAGACTATTTAGAAACTATTGGCAAACATACTTCTGGTGCTTATGCTCAGATGACAGCCACTCAAGGTACACTCATAAATAACTTAATGGCTTATGGCTATAAGAAGATCCCTGACAAGATTGAGCAAGAAGTTACTGAAAAGAAACCTATCTCAATACTACTTACTGATAATAAAAAGGAAGATAAAGATGAATGATGAAGAATCATGGCATCTCTCCAAGAGCGTACCTGTAACATTTATTTTAGCTATTTTATTACAGACGGTAGCTCTTGTATGGTATGTGTCTAGTTTAGATAATGCTATTGAAAATAACACAAGAGATTTAATGAGGCAAGAAGGCCGATTAGACTCTTTAGAGACTATAGTCCAAACCCAAGCGTTAACTTTAGTACGTATGGATGAAAATATAAAAGCCATTAGGCTTATGATGGAAAAAGACCGACAGATTAGATAACAGATATATCCCTGATAGCAAAATTAACAGCTAGGGGAATACTATGATAGATCCAATTACTGCTATTGCTGGAGCCTCCGCTGCGTTTAACGCTATCAAAAAGGGCATTCAAGTAGGCAAAGATTTACAAGACATGGGTGGGCAATTATCTCAATGGGCTGGAGCTATGGCTGACATAGACTTTGCTCAGAGACAAAGCGACAACCCTCCTTGGTATAAAGCATTAGGTGGCGGTACTGAAGCTCAAGCCATGGAAATATTTGCTGCACAAAAGAAAAGAGATTCAATGCGTGCAGAATTAAAAGAGTTTATTTGTTTACTTTATGGGCCATCACATTGGGAAGAACTTCTAAGTATTGAAGCAAAGATTCGTAAACAAAAAAAAGACCATGAATTTCGTAAGATGGAAATCAAGCAATCTATAATTGAGTGGAGCGCAGGTATATTTCTTTTAATTCTCTTAGGAAGCTGTTTAGCAGGTTTCGTATGGCTATCGTATGGCTAACGGTATAAGATATATTAAGAAAAAATATCATTATACTTTTTATGATGATGATGATACGGTAGTAATTATAACTCAAAACAAACTAATAGGAGTACAACATGCCACAAGGAAAAGGAACTTACGGCTCAAAGGTCGGTCGTCCGTCCAAAAAGAAAAAAGCAGTGACACCTAAAAAAGATAAAATGTCTAAATTAAGAGCTATGAGGAAGAAATAATGGCTTATAAGAAAAAGGGTGGTGGCAAGAAATAAATGTGGACTCTAGTATTTATATGGCTATATAATGGCGAACCTGAAGTAAAGAAGGTTGGCGTATATCCTGACATGTATCAATGCTTTAAAGAGTTTGACAATCTATATCACGCTATGCTACCAGAAGAAAGATATGGCATTAGGATGACTTGTATACAAGGAGACACTAATGGGAAGAGCTAATCCAAAGATTTGGGAGGCTGCTAAAAAGACCGCTGTGTCTCGTATGGGTGGTCACTCAGCTAGAGCTATGCAGCTAGCAGCTAAGATATACAAAGAACGAGGCGGTAAATATACTGGCTCTAAAACTAAAGCGCAAAAGTCTATGACTAAGTGGACTAAGCAAGATTGGGGTACTAAAAGTGGCAAAAATAGCATCAGTGGTAAGAATGCTACTGGTGAGCGTTATCTGCCTAAAAGGGATCGTGAGAAACTTACCAAAGCACAGTATGCCGCCACAACAAGAAAAAAGCGAGCTGATCTTGCCAAAGGAAAGAAGACGTCTCAACAGCCCAAGAAGATCAAGAAAAAGTTAGGAAGGAAGAAGTAATGACTTTATTGTCTCATTTTCCTTTACCTAGTATGCCATTCAATACTCATGTCAATACTGTATTTGAATCAGCAGATAAAGACAGGTCTGCTAGAAATAACGAGGAAGAAATCAGAGAACCTAATAGAATTACCCCTGATACTCCTGTAGAAGATTTAAAGTTAGTCAATCAGAGATATGCGTATAATCCAAACCCAAACAAACTACGAACACCGACAGGTCAAATCGTAGATTTTATAGTCGCTTAAAGGCTTAGTATGATAAAGTTACATGAGAAACAGTCAGAAGTTATTAGAGATTTATTTGTTGAAGACAATTGTCGTTATGCAGTAGTTAATGCTAGCCGTGGCTTTGGTAAGTCTTATCTTGCAGCTACCGCCGCAATAATAGCAGTACAAGAACTGATGAATTTAGATGAGAGTGTGCCTAATAAAAATGTAGCACTCATTGCCCCCACTTACAGCCAAGCAGTAGATATTTATTATCCGTTGATAGCTTGGCAATTAGGGATGGAAGACTTTGCAGATAAAGCGTCTAAAGCTGCAGGTCAGTTTTGGTTTCCTAATAATGTACAGCTTAAGCTATGGTCTTATGAGGCGTCTCAAAGGATGCGCGGTACAGGTCAATATTTTATAGTAGCTGATGAGGTCACTTCTTGGAAAGGCGCAGGGATGAATCTCAAGGAATCTTGGGAATCGATTATACAACCTTGTGTTGCTACTAGGTGGTCACCTATGAATGCTAAAAAGTTTAATGCCAATTCTGGCAAAGCTTTGATAATTAGTACTCCTAGAGGTTATGATTATTTTTATGAAATGTACAATAGACAAGATTATGATAATGATTGGAAAAGTTATACTTATACGTACAAAGACTCTCCCTTCCTAGATGAAGAAGAAATTGATCGAATTAAACTTACACTTGATCCTTTAAAGTTTTCCAGAGAATATACTGCAAGCTTCGAAGATTCTGGTAGCAATGTGTTCTACACATTTAACCGTAAGGATCATATTGACAAAGACCTGCCTAAATTTAATGATAATGAAGATGTACACGTAGCAATTGACTTTAATGTTGGAATAATGGCTAGCGTTATTTTTGCTATTAGAGGTGGTCAAATACACATATTAGATGAAATGCAAGGTCATCCTGACACTGAATCTTTAGCAAAAGCATTAATTGATAAATACCAAGGGCATAAGATAATTAGTTATCCAGACCCTTCAGGAAGAGCTAGAAAAACTTCCGCTGCTGTAGGTGTTACAGATTTTCGTATATTAGAAACACACAGAATAGCTACTAGAGCTCATAGTAAAGCACCTCCTATAATTGATAGTGTAGCTGCTGTAAACAAAAAGTTTAAAAATGCTAATGGTGATATTGATATGTTAATTCACCCTAAGTGTGTAAACACAGTTAAGTCGATTGAAAGAACTCAATGGTTAGAATCAAATCCTGATTCAGCTACAATAGATAAAAAAGAAGGAATAGAACACTGGACAGATGCTTTACGGTATGCTGTTGAATATCTATATCCAATCCGTTCAGGATCAAAGGTTACAACAAGAGGTTTTGGATTTTAAAATGAAAAAATTATTTACAAATAAATTCGCTAAGATGGCCAAAAAAAGAACAGCTAAACAAAAAACTGCTCTTAAGAAAGCTCAAAAAGCTTCCGCAATGGCTAGAAAGAAAAAAGGTGGTTTTCTTGACAATCTCGCACGAGATCGCAACATTGCTAGAGCCGATATTAAAGTTGCAAGTTTGCAAAGAAAAATAGCTAAAAAGAAAAGAAAAACTAATAAGAGAGCTGCTGCACAATTTAAAGCTGCAGATAAGAGACTAGAAGAAGCCTCAACTCGATTTATGAAGTCTGGTAGTGATCTTGCTACTAGAAATATGTTGATTGGTGGTTTTACAAGTGCTGCACTATCTGCTCCTTCTACAAAAAGAGCAATGGGGAAAGCAAGTAAAGCAGTCTACAAGACTTCTAAAGCAACTGCAAAGGCGGCTTCTGCAGCTGGAGGTGTTACTTCTGATATTCTTAAAGCACAAATGACAGCAGCTTATAAGGTCGCTACATATTTATAAAGGAAATAAAAATGGCTAGAAGTCGTATTCTTGCACCTGACACTAATGACATTATTAGTGATTCTGGTGGTGTGCTATTTTCCCTAGTTAGAGGAGAACAGCTTGAATTTCCTGTTACTTTAAATTTTGTGGACGATGCTACCGCTAATACGGGTTATGATTTTGAAGCAGTAGTAGTAGAGGCTGCTAATAATACAAGTCATACAGGTAAAATTGTAGGTGAAGACTATGACAGGCCAACATCCATTGAACCTAGTGGTGTACAAAACACATTAGTAGTAAGAGTTCCTACTTATAGAGGAACATGGCAAGACGTTCAAGCTTACAACAGAGAAGAAATAGTATTACACAATACAGTGTATTATAGATTAACAGAAGGTGCAGGTAGAGTTAACTCAACAACTCCCGATCAAGATCCTCTTTGGGTAGTAACATTATTAAATAAGATTTATGTTCAATTTCCAGACACTCTTGCAAGCAATTACGCTGTACAACCAACAGTAAAATCTCCTATCTATGGCTTCTTTGAATTAAGAGTAACAGAACCAACAGATTCTATTTATAGTAGAACATGGAAACCAATTAGAGGTATGGTTGAATTTTTATTTAGCCCAACAGATATAGTACCTGACGTTTAAGAAGGAACGCTATTATGGCTGACAAAAAGACTACTTTTACAATTACATCACAAGATGTTTTAGGAAATAAACCTGTAAAACAAGAAATTATAACTAATGTAAATACTCCTACAGTTACAGTAGATAGGTCTGAACAAGATATAGCTTCTAAAACAGATAATATTATTTTAGAAGTAGACTTATCGGGTTTAGGTGAAAGTAGACAGCCAGATAGAACAAAGTTTATATTTCAACCAGATACTTATACTGTACCTGATTTTAGAATATCTTCAGTAGATAAAGCTAGTTTTGATATTTCTAGTGCTAAAGACTTAGTACAAAATATTAGTAATCTTGGGAAGTTTGAAATATTACAAACTCCTGAAAAAGTAGAAATAGTAACAGGCAAAAACTTTTTTGATGAAGTTGATCTTACAGAATTTGTAAAACAAACTATTGGAAAGATTGCTTTAGATACTTCTACTACTACAGAAATAGATGAAAAATTAATAGAGCCAGATAAGTTTGACGAAGTTGCAACTCCTGAGTTAGTAGAAAAGGTTTTATTTAAGTCTATATTTGATACTATAGGCGTAACAGATGACTTCTATGGCAGTGCAGACCCTGATGATGATCAGACAGCACACATTAGAGACGTTAATTTTGACACTAGTGGCATAACTGATTTTAGTTACAGAAATATATTTAAATCAATAGTTGATACCGTTAAAACGGTAGAAGACTTTGAAGCCGAAGACGGTACAACAAAAGATTTCGCTTCTATATTAGATATATTTGCAGCGCACATGTCAAGACCTAGAGAAGATACATCTTCAACAATCGACTTTGCAGTATTTAATACCAACTTAGGAAAACAAGACACTGCAACTACAAACGATATTCTTTCAACCGTGATCACATTCTTTAGAGATTATGTAGATACTGCTACTGCTGCAGATAGTGGCAGATTAAATTTACATAACTATGTAGCTGAAGAATATATGTTGGAAGATTACACTGGTACAAATTCATATTTTTAAAGGATCCTTAATATGATTAATGATAAACTAGCGATGAAAGGCAATGTTAAATTTGTCCTTTCGTCTCCTGATAAAAAAGATCAGGTAATAGAAATTAAAAACTTAGTCGTTGATACAGGCTTAGCTTACATTGCAAGCCGTATGAAAGACACAACCGATGCTGTAATGACGCACATGGCAATTGGGGCAGGAACCACTGCTGCTGCAGGTGCAGACACAGCATTAGGTAGTGAGCTAGCTCGCGTAGCTCTTACATCAACAACAATTGTTACTACAACAGTGGCAGATGACGCAATTCAATATGTTGCTACCTTCCTTCCTGGAACAGGGACAGGCGCAGTAACCGAAGCAGGTACATTTAACGATGCAACTGCAGGTACTATGCTTTGCCGTACAGTATTTCCTGTGATTAACAAAGGTCAGTATGATACTTTGACAGTTACTTGGAAAATTACTATTGAACCATAATAGGAGGTTATTATGACAGCTAGTCTTACATTAAGACAAGAAGGTAGTAGCCCCAAGGGAACTCCTCTTACTAATAAAGAGCTTGATGATAACTTTATTAATTTAAATACAGAATTGACAGCTGTAGACAACAGCATTGTTCCTACAGCACAAGCTGAAGCTCTTATTCTAGCAATAGCGTTAGGATAGTGCCATGTCAAGTTTTATTAATAGAGTAAGCAAAAACGTAGCTCATACTCCGCAACTTCTTTATACGACACCTGCAAATAGTAAATCCATTTTAATTGGTGCTAATATTGCCAATTTAACAGGTGCAACAATTGCCTTTCACATTTATATCACTAAAAGCGGAGTTGATTATTATATTGCAAAAGACCTTCGAATAGACGCTGGTGAGCATATTGAAATAATGAAAGGTAATAAGTTGGTGTTAGACAACAATGACACAATTACTGTTGCTGCTGTTATTTCTCAAGCTCAAACAACAGGGGTGGATGTGATATTATCAATTCTTAGCGAGGTAACATAATGGCTAAAGTAGGTGGATTTTATGAAGGCTCTGCTCTTTCAGATAAAACTTTTTATGGTTTTCATTTGAATGATCAAGGAGACTGCACAATAGATATTATAAATGATGGAACAACAGTTGTTAAAATTCCAGATCAAGATACTGAAATCTTAGACCCTGAAGCTTATAAGCATTGGTTCTGGAGTTCAGATAATATTGATTTTGAGTTTGATAATAGTAATGGTCATTTAATAATGAAAATGCTTTAAAGAAAGTGGAAATATGGCACAATTAATTGATTTAGGAAAACTACGTTTCCATTTTGCAGGTGAGTGGGCAAACGGAACAACGTATGAAAGAAATGATATCGTCAAGTATGGCGGTAACGTTTATGTATATACTCACACATTAAAAACAAGCGGTAATGTACCAACAGATACAGCTTATTGGGCTTTAATGGTAGAAGGCTTTAAGTTTGAAGGTGTATTTGATACAACTACTACTTATCAAGTTGGAGATGCTGTAAGCCACGGTGGTAAAGTTTATGTGTCTGTTTTAGGTAGCACAGGACAAACACCTCCTAATACTACTTACTGGTCACAATTTGTAGACGGTATTCAATATGAAGGTGTTTACAGTAATACAGCCGCTTATCAAAAGAACGACATGGTTACTTATGGTGGCTCTGTTTATATGGCTAAACAAGACACAACAGGAAATTTACCAACAGTAACAACTTATTGGGATCAATTTGTTGAAGGTATTTCTCCTGAAGGGGTCTATAACAATTCAACCGCGTATGTTCCAGGAGATCTTGTAGCTTACGGTCCAAACCTTTATCGTGCAATTGCTAATACAACAGGCAACTTGCCAACTGATACAGCTAATTGGGAAACATATGTCGCAGGTACTAAGTTTCAAGGTGCTTATGATAATGCTACTCAATACTATCTAAATGATATTGTCCTTTACGGAGCCAATGCTTATCGTGCTAAAAATGACGTATCAGCAACTTTACCGCCCTCAAGTACTTCCGATTGGGAACTTGTAATTGAAGGATTCAGCCATCAAGGGAATTGGTCAAGCTCAACCGCTTATCTAATTAATCAGGTTGTAACTTATGGTGGTTCTTTATATAAAGCACTTAGAGATAATAATGCTCAAAACCCTTCTACTCAAACCTCTGATTGGATTCGCTTAAACGGTGGCATTAACAACAGAGCAACATGGGCAACCACTACTGACTATGATACTGATGATGTTGTTTCTTATGGTGGTAATACTTTTATTGCTCTAGAACCTCACGCTTCAGGTTCTTTTGCTGCAGATTTGGCTGCTAATAAGTGGCAAAAATTTAGTTCTGGCGTAGATTACAAAGGTGGTTGGGCAACAGGATCTTATTACAAAGTAGATGATATTATTAAAGATGGTATTTCAAGCTATATTTGTTTAGTAGATCACCAAGCAGCAACTTTTGCAACAGATGTAGCAGCAGCTAAATGGGAATTCTTTGCAAGAGGTGCAACAGATGTGTTGCCGGTGGTTACTGCATCAGATACAGGTAGCTCTTTAACAGTTGCAGCAGACGGTATTAACTATGCGTGGATTGGTGCTACTAATTCAAATAACGTATACTACGTTGCCCCTCATGGTACGGATACTGTAGATTCAGGTCAAGCAATGGCTACACCCTTTGCTTCTATTAAATATGCTTGTGCCACAGCTCCAACAAACTCAGTAATTTATGTTAAAAATGGCACTTATGAAGAGCAGCTGCCAATTGTTGTAAAAGATACTCAAGCAATTATTGGTGATTCTCAACGTAGTGTTATTGTTCAACCTGAAACTACAGCTGATAATGGCTTCGGTGCAGGTATATCAGATGATGGTACTACACCAAATAACCAATCTCAAATGTTTCAACTAAGCAATGGTTCTATACTTAAAGGTATGAGTTTTAACGGAATGACTGGTTGGACAGCAGCTGCATCACCGAATCAAGACAATATCGCATCGTCTACAGCAAAAGGTATTTGTGTTGCTCTTAACCCTAATAGCCCAGTAACAAGTAAATCACCTTACGTGATGGAGTGTTCTGCTATTGGTAGTGGTTGTATTGGTGCTTATGTAAATGGCAGTGCTCATTCAAGTGGTAATAAAAGTATGTTATTTCATGCTTATACTGTTATTGCGGATAATGGTGTTGGTTTTTGGATTGCTAACGGCGCTAAGGCAGAAGTTGTTTCTTGTTTTACTTATTACTGTTATTTTGGCTATGCAGCTGATCATGGTGCTCAGATACGTGCGCTTAACGGTAATAACTCTTATGGTACTTGGGGCGCAGTCTCAGTAGGCTTTGATCAAAGTGAAACAGCATTAACAGGTGCAGTAAAGGGCTCAAGACTTCACGTTGATAATTTTCAAGTTGCTTCTTTTCAAGTAGGAGAAACAATAACAGGTGGCACTTCTAGTGCAACTGCTGTAGTTACTAACGTTCAACAATCTGCAGGTTATGTCTATGTAAAAGATGTAACTGGAACATTTCAAGTTAATGAACAGGTTACAGGCGGCACCTCTAGTGGAACTGCTGATGTTGATAGTAATGCCATTCAAGATCAAAGAGGCTTTGTTATTGTAGCAGATGGATTTGCTTCCACACCTGAACCTGGACGTAGTATCCAGTTTGCAGGTGACACTATTGCTTATGTTATTCAAAGTGTTTCTGGTACTTATGCGGATGCAACTAGTGAAATGACATTGGTTCTGGCGCAAGAGAAAACAACAGGTTCTGCTGATAATGTAGCTATTACAATACGTAAAGGCTTTTCACAAATCAGGCTAACAGGCCATGATTTCTTAAGCATTGGTACAGGTGGTTTTACTACAACTAACTATCCTGGAACTCCAACTCAAGCTGCTGCGCAAGGTAATGAAGTTCAAGAAAATTTCCCTGCTAGGGTTTACTATATTTCAACAGACCAAGATGGTAACTTCCGTGTAGGTGAATATTTTAGAATTGAACAGGCTACAGGTAAAGCAACACTTAACGCTAGTGCTTTTGATCTAGCAGGTCTAACTTCACTTAGGCTTGGATCTATTGGTGCTCAACTTGGTGAACAGATTAATGAGTTTTCTTCTGATGCAAGTTTATCAGGAAGTTCTAATACAGCAGTACCAACCGAAAATGCGGTTAAAATTTATGCAGATACTAAAGTGGCTAAATCAGGCGATACTATGTCTGGCGTTCTTGCAATGGGCGCTAATAAAATCACTGGCCTTGCTGCTCCAACTGATGCTAATGACGCGACTAATAAAACCTATGCAGATACTAAAGTAACCAAAGCAGGTGACTCCATGTCTGGTGATCTTGCTATGGGTTCTAATAAAGTTACAGGTCTTAGTGCGCCAACTGATGCTAATGATGCAACTACTAAGACTTATGTAGATACTGAAATAGTTGCAGGTGCTCAAAATCAAACTGTTACGATTGTTAGTGGGAATACAACTTTAACTTTAGGACAAGTATTTGCTGTAGATGGTGCTCATACAGTCACTCTCCCTGCCAGTGCAACAGCAGGCGATACAATTAAAATCATAGATGTTTCAGGGGCAGCAAGCACAGCAAACATTACCGTTGCACGAAACAGTAACAATATTGCAGGTTCAGCAAACGATCTTACTATAGACGTAAATAATGCTGGAGTAGAACTTGTATATATCAATTCAACTTATGGTTGGGGAGTATTATAATATGACATCACTTTCAACACTTTTCGGTGGTGGTAGCTCAGGAGGAGCCGATCCTTTGCAAGAAGGTCTACCTGTTGTCGCTCTTTATGGCGGCGATTTTAATCAAAATTGGGATGTTCGACTACACAAAGTTCACAGTGGAGAACTTGTAGGTTCTCCTTGGGCTGCAATCACTAACAGCACTGCAAGCTATGCTCATGGTCAGTCTCACATACAGATGTTTGGGTACAACGGGGATCACGGTAATTTATCCAACCAGTTCAGTTCTCAAGGCTATACTAATTATCAACACTTTACCCAAAGCTTATATCAAAACGATCACTACCCTTACGCTTTGTTTGGCAGTTGTTCTTCTGAAGGTCGTTTAGGTATGCATTCTTTTCATACCAGTGACTATTATGAAAAAGTTTATCGTAGAATTAATGTTATTTCTAAAAAAGGAAGACGTCCGCGTAGACAATTCAATATAGCTAATGGAGTGTTTACTGAAACTAACTTTAATAGTAATTACGGGCTTAAAAGTTCTGTAGATTTAAGTAGTACTTATTTTACCCCACAAGGCTTGCCAACTTCAAGCAGTCAAAATTATGGATCGGCGTGTTATAATCAAAATACTAAGACTTTAGCCGTATACTATTCAAGTAGCAACAGCACGAATACTGGGCGAGTTTATATGTTCCGTAGTACTTTAGACTTAATGGATGAAGCTACTTGCCCAACTACTAAAGATTTTTGTGATGCTGCTACTATTAACTACATTACAACTGGAAATGTTAGTAATTGGGGTTTTAATAGTCTGAATTATAATCTTAATATGATGTTAGGGGATAATGACCATGTAATTTTTAATGCTAGAAACAGTAGCTCGAATCGCCTTTTTATCGAAGATTGTTCCTCAACATCAAACGTAACTACTGCTGCAGCTCAGCCAGAAAGTGAAAGGTCAGAAGGTAATACAACATCTTATGGTCCAGAGCAAGGCCTTATGTATCGTGCAAGGATGCAAATGTCTTGGGATGGTGAATGGGTAATGATGTATAGTCCTTACTACTATTATGGCAGCGGTTTGTCTGCTTATGTCATTTCTGTTAAAAATCCAAGAAAGATGTCGTATGTTAATATAACTCAAACTTCAGGCGGCGGTGCATTACTGCCTTCTGGTAGAAGCGGTTTTAAATACCTTAATGGTCTAAACACAGATAGTCAACCAGTACAAAGTTGGAGTCTTGATCTTTCAAGCACTGGCCATGATCATACTACTAACTTTGTTTATGCGCCTCCTAATTATACAGCTACTAATGATATGACAAGTGTAGCTAACTGGACAGGAACACTTCAGAACAGCCTTGGAAACTACGCTTTCCAGTATCCAGGTTATTGGTACTCAACAAGTTATCCAAGATTTATGACAGTTAATCATTGGAAAGTAGAAGGAAATTATCAAGTATGAAACTAGCATATTTTAACGAACAAGGTAAGTTTTGGTGTTGGGCTGAAGATCAAACTCCAGGACCAAATGATGTTAATATTTCTGCGGAAATAGATGAAAATCATGCTTTGTGGAGATATAATTATAATACAGAAACAGATTCTGTAGAAATATATCAACCTACACTGAACACAGCAGAAGCAGAAGCACAGTTAGAGATTGATTTAGCTGCTGAAGCTGCTGAAGAAGAGTAAAATGGCACTAAGAGATCATATAAAAGAAAATCATGATCTCGCCGAGAAACACCCTTTTGTAAAACTTTTGTTTTCAGGGGGTGTTTCTACCCACATCTATGCAGACTATTTATTAAACCAGTATTTAATGTATTTAAAATTAGAGACTCTGCTAGAGCATTACGGGTTACTCCAAGGCGTAGAGACTGTTAAAAGATCTAAGTTAATGTTAGATGATTTCCATGAACTTAAATTTAATGCAAAAGTTTATAATGTTACTTATAAATATGTAAGTTATTTAGATACAGTATCAAAAGAAAACTTAATGGCGCACATGTACGTGCGGCACTTTGGAGATTTATTTGGTGGACAACTTATGAAAAAGGTTGTTCCAGGATCAGGGTCTATGTATGAATTTGAAGATAGATCCAACCTTATTAAAAAATTAAGAGAGCGTTTAGACGATAATTTAGCAGATGAAGCCAACAAAGTAATGCTTTGGGCTATAGATTTATTTCAGGAGTTAGCAGATGAGCATGATATTCGATAGCTTAGAAAAAGTTCATAAAGATATAATCGATATACTTTCTAAGTACACTGAAGTAAAGGAAGATCATGAATTTTCGTGGCCAAATTATGTTTATAAAGACAAAAAATTTAGACGAGCACATCTTGATATTGTTGATGCAAGAGATACAAAGAATCTTTATATGTTACATCTTTGTGTATTTCCACATACCAAAGACCCTGCACCGATATTTGGATTCGATATAATTGCAGGACCAAGAAAAGTAACAGGGGCTTTTCATGACTTTAGTCCTGTAGCAACAGATCATTGGTTATTAGACTGGTTTGAAAGTAACGCTAAAAAATTTAAAGCAAGTAAAGAAAGAGAATTACCTGATTGGGCAAAAGCTATTTTTAGTGGTAATATGATTGCAGCAGGTAATGTTAGATCTGAAGAAGAACTTAATAAAATATTAAAATTAATTATATCTAACCTTGAATTCTATTTAAATAATATAGGAGAAGTTAGTAAAACTAATTTTAAAATGAAACAAAACTTTTATTGCGAAAAACAAAAAGAAAACCCCCATACACCTAAAGTAATGACCTCTCTTGGTTTAGACCCCGAAGAAGTTCGTCTTTTTATACAAGAAGGGTTGTTCCCAGAAATATAAAGGAATTTCATGTCAAAAAGAAGATCTCGTTACGCTCTAAAAAACAATGTACATAGCATAGGTTTTCATGTTATACCTAAAAATGAAAAACAAAATAGACTTATTCGATCTATTCAAATGTATCCTATTGTTGTTACTATTGGCTGTGCAGGTACAGGTAAAACATACTGTAGCACAGGTGCAATTGCCTCGTTATACCAAAAAGGTAATTATGAAAAAATTGTAATAACCAGAGCAAACGTTCCAACTGGAAAAACTTTAGGGCATTTTCCTGGAACTATACAAGATAAAATGACACCTTGGCTTATGCCTATGTTAGAAGTATTAGAAGAAGCTTTTAGTAAAGAAAAATATAAATACATGTTAAATAAAGGTGAAATTGAGATTCAACCTATTGAAACCATTAGAGGACGTTCTTATAAGAACTCTTTGGTATTAGTAGATGAAGCTCAAAATCTATCTATAGAAGAATTAAAAGCTATTACAACAAGACTAGGGGAAAATTCTAAATTAGTATTAATGGGTGATCCAGCACAGTCAGATGTTAAAAACGGACAAGACTTGATGACATTTTGTAGTCACGTAGAAAGATCAGGAATTCTTTTACCTGTAATAGAGTTTACTGTAAAAGATATTGTAAGAAGTGATATCGTAGCCGAACTAGTCAAAATGTTTATAAAAGAAAAGATATAATGATTTCTAGGGGTTATAATACCTGACGTTAAAGAAGGTTAGCCCCTAGATATACTTAAGGTATTGTTATGTATTATAATGAAAAAGAAATAAATTATGCTTTAATTAAAGCTACAAAGATTATTAATGAACGAACTAAACATCTAGAAAAATTTACTTGGGGATATAATGATTGCTTTTGCTTTCTTATTGAATATGATAAGGCACTAAAAGGTAAGAAATCACAAGCAACTAAAATTAATTTAGAATATAATAATGCAAAAGAATATCTACGAGAATTACGTAAAAAAGGGCATACCTTAAAATCTTTTGCAGAGTATTGTAATTATGAAATAAGAAAAGATTTAAGACCAAAATTTGGTGATATAGCTTATCAAAATGGATCTGCAATAATTGCAGGAAATGGTCACTGGGTCACAACCGATGAAAATAATCTGGGAGTAAAAAAAGGCAGACGGTATCATTTTTTAGATCGTCACTTAAGTCTTTTAGCCAGACCATTAAGGAGTTAATTATGAAGAAATATCAATTTGAAGGCTATGATATTGCCACCCCTTTTACTATTGTTTCTAATGAACCAATGTTTGACATTGATGCAATATCTCTTAAAAAACAGCGTTCATCTCAAGGAGTTCAACGTTGGGAGCTTGGCTTTAATCTTGTTCCTACTAATGAACCCTCTTCTCTTTTATTAAATATTATCGATTTTGACGATGTTAAATCTATGCCTATGCCTCAATTGAATGATGTAAATAAAAGAGTAGGAACTACTACAGGAAGCTCTCCTACGACAACAACTTATACTGTGACAGCTTCAGGCGGTAAGTTTTATATTGACGGTAATCAAAACCCTACTTTAACCTTTGTTGAAGGTAATACTTATATCTTTGATCAAAGCGATAGCTCGAATAGCACACATCCTCTTAGATTTTCAACAAACTCTAATGGAAGCCCTCAGTACACAACAGGAGTCACTGTAAATGGCACTCAAGGTCAAGCAGGAGCTAATACTACTATTGTTGTAGCTAGTGGAGCACCTTCGACTTTATATTACTATTGCACGAATCACGCCAACATGGGTAATTCTATAACGGTTAATGCTGCATCTGGAACTACAATAAACTATCCTAAAGGAGCTTTTATTACAGGCACTAAAACTGTAAATTCTGTTACTAATTATAAAGTTTATATGATCAAATCAGATGCAAGTTCAGTAGTAGACTCAAATCTTTATCCAACACCTCTTTCTGGAACCACTTACTCTACAGTAGCTAATGCTACTATTAGATATTATAGAGATATATCTGACGTAAGAGGAATAACTTTTAGCGATGGTGTTTTAGCAGATACAGGTTCTATAAATATTATCGAGGCTGTGTAATGAAGACATTTAGTACAGCTGTTCAAAATATAATTAATCAAAATCAGATAAACTTTTTCTTCTTAGTTGATTTAGATTTTAACACTCATTATAGGCTTTCTTCTTTGCCCTATGATGTAGATTACAATGGGAATACCTACACAGCTAATAGCGCTTTACTTGAAGTAGATTCACCTAAATTTTCTTCTGTTGTTGATAGGGAATCCTATCGAGTTGTTATTGCAGAAGACGATAGCAACACTTTTAAAGCTGAAATTGACGATAATGTAGTAGGAAAAGGTATTGAAGTTAGAATCGGATTTCTTGATTCTAATGATGAACCAATATTGTCTCCTGTTAGTGATGTTCTTTTAGCTTATAAAGGATTTGTTGATAGCCCAAGTATTCAAAATAATTTCGAATCAAAAATAATTACATTTGAAGGAACGTCTCCCATGTCGGATTTAGATATGGTAATTCCTTTTATTGGTTCTAGAGACGGTATTAAACAAAAGAGTTCAAATGATACTAGCTTTGAAAATCTATATGGAGATTCGGTTATTAAGTTAAAGTGGGGTAAGATCTAATGGGTCAAATGGCTTTTCAAATAATTAGCTTAGTAGTCTCAGTCGCATATCAACAAGCTCAAGCAAGACGCATGAGAAGAGAAGCTGATAAGCGCAAAGGCTTTAAAATAAATAAAAGAGGTGAAGCTTCTCACATTCCTATTGTTTATGGAAAACAAGCTGTTGGTTTTATTGAAGCAAATCATAAAGTTAATAATAGTTATACTTATATCTCTGCAGGTACAGGTGGCACTGAGTTTTTAAGTAAAAATAATTACTTAGATCAGAATAGGAGTGCTAAGAAAAATCAATTGCTTTTAATAAACGGAGCAATTTGTCAAGGCGGTATTTCAGAAGTTAAGGCTATAGAAGTCGATGAAAGTATACATAATAAAGATAAAGATCATAGACATATCTTTCATACTTATACTGATCAATTAGGTTCTACTGCCCCTTTAGGTTCTTCTAATGGTTTTGGCATTAATCAAAAGTTTACAGGTTGTGCTCATGCTACCGCAGCTTTCTTTTTGAATAGAGATGATTATAACTATAATGGTATTCCGAACTGTTCTTTTTTTGTAAAAGGAAGAAAAGTACGTACTGTAACTCAAAATGGAAACAGTTACTCTTTAGGTGGTTATGTATATTCTAATAATCCTGCCTATGTCTTATTAGACTATCTTCTTGGTAGTTTTGGCAGAAATTTAGATGATGGTACTTCAACCCCTTCTTCAATAAATTTAAAGTCTTTTTATGAAGCAGGAGCAATTTGTAATTCTACTGTTATGTCAAATGCAGTTACGGCAGGTACAGTTAACGACAGTAACCCTATAGAGGCTTGGAATGTCTTTTCTGATTTTCCTGGCTCTCCAAGCGGAACTGGAGTAAGTGTAACAAGCGAAGATACAAATCCTGATGTAATATATAAAGATGAAAGTACTGGTAGTTATTATAGTTTTACAGAAACTTCTCGAGACGATGAAGAAAACACTATCACAGGTAATTACGCGCTTACTACGCTAGCAACTAGAAATATACCTCTTTATGAATGTAATATTGTATTAGATTCTGAAGCCAGTGTTAGAGATAATGTCGAGGCTATTTTAAATACTATGCCTTTGGCTGTTCTTACTTGGACATCAGAGGGCGAATACAAACTTCAGCTAGAATACCCATCTAACCAATCAGCATTAAATTCTTTAGCAGTTAAAACTTTTAATAATGATAATATTGTTAGAGATTCTGTAGATCTTGAATGGCTTGCTGCCTCAGAAAGATATAATTCTGTAACTGTTTCATTTTTAAATGAACATGAAAATTTTAAAGAAGACAGTAAGTCATGGCCTGATAAATCTAGTACTGCAGGTCAAACTCTTTATAATACTCTATTAAATCAAGACAATAATCAACCCATGTCAACAGATATGAGGCTTGAAGGCGTAACAGACCCTTATCATGCTTTAGCTCACGCTGAACAAATAGGACGTCAGTCTAGAACTTTTCACAATTGTTCTTTTATTGGTACAAAAGAAGCTATCGGATTAGAGCCTGGAGATTTTATAAAAATAGAATTACCCCTTTCAAATATCGATGGGGTATATAGAGTTAATGGTATTGAAATAAGAGAAGATTTAACTGTTAAAATTGATGCTTATTTTGTTGATATTAATGCTTATGCATGGAATGTTTCTGATAATGATCTTCCAGGAGTTGTTTCTACTAATACACCTACATTTACTCCTGATCTAATTAGTAATTTAACGTGGTCAACTACAGCTCAATTTAATGGAGTTGCTTCAGGAAATTTAAGTTGGACTGCTTCAGGTTCAGAAGCATTATATTATATTGTTCAAGCTTCTACTGATCAAATTAATTGGACAGACTTAGGAACTACTTCAGGAACGAATTTTGATGTTATTGCACTTAAACAAGATACTTACTATTGGGCTGTTAAAACTGTTTCAGCAGGAGGTTTAATATCTAAAAGAGTTTCAATTGGCCCTTATAATATAACTTATACAGGTCCACTTACTCAAGACTATATTTATGGAACTACTTCTAACCAAGATACAAATACTCAAGACTATAGTGATTCTTTAAGCGTTGTATCTTACCCTTATTATGCAGTAATTGATTATCCACCTGACGAAACCCCTACTTTACCTATTAGAAGTTCTAGCGGTACTACTCTTACGTTTTTGCCAAGAACATCTGAAATAGTAAGACAAGTTTCTGTTTATTTAAGAAGTTCTTCGGGTACTCCCAGTGCTCCTTCAGGAGGAAGTTATAATTTTACTAATAATGTTTTAACTACACCAAGTGGAGGTTGGTTTGCCTCAGTACCTATTGGCCTTGGTCCTATTTATATTAGTAATGCAACTGTATCAGGATTTCCAGGAACTACCGCTGCAACTCCATCTTCATGGTCAACCCCTGCTATCTTAGGACAAGATGGAGCTGACGGCGCTGACGGTACTAACGGTACTAACGGTGCTACTGGGGGTGTTCTAATTATTTATGCAACTAGTTCTGGTGGAGCTAATAAGACTACTACCTACAGTAATCAAGAATATGTACTCTATCATGAATATGTAGGTACACCTCCTTCAGTAAGTTCTGTAACAGGCACTTGGGTTAAATTTGTGGGTGATGACGGTTCTAATGGTCAAGCTATTTGGCCTATTTACGCAACTAACTCATCTGGTTCTAGCCAGTCCTTTACTGTTGGAAGTAGAGAATACGTCACCTTTTATGAAAGCGTATCTCAGCCAACTCTACCTGTAAGTGGACAGACTTTTGTAAAGTATGTGGGAAGTGACGGTGCTGCAGGTGCTGCAGGTGCTAATGGTGCTAATGGCAGTAACGGGAGTGCAGGAGCTGACGCCCCAAGGCTTTCTACTGTAAGAGTTTACATAGGTGCAAGCTCTCAACCTTCTGCACCAAGTGCAACTATTACTTGGTCTACTCTAGCTGTTAGCAGCTTAACTTCTGGTTGGTCTTTAACAGCACCTACTATTGATGCTTCTAGTACTACTACTTATTACTTTAGTGATATTAGTTTTGTTGATGCAACTGCATCTGCTACTACTACTTCTTCAACAGGCACTACTCCAACTCGTAGCGTTAACTTCGATGGTATTGTTAGCTTTACAAACCTTAATACTAGGTTAGCAGATGCTAATACTGAAATTGATGGTGACAGAATTACAACAGGTACTATTGATGCAGATTTAGTTACTGTAGACAATATAGTAGCAGGAAATATTAAACCAACTATTGCAGGAAGTGGCCAAAGTAATTTTGCAGGGGAAGTAACTAGTCTCCTTTATCCTTTTGCGTATCATGGAAACTTTTCTAGAAATGCTAGTTTTACTGGCAGTAGTTTTCCATCTACAGGGCATAACAGTCAGGCTTTGAGGGCTGGAGATATTTTCTACAATACTAACGATAATAGAACTTATAGATACAATGGTTCTTCTTGGGTTAAGTTTAGTATAGAAGCTGACAGTATTCTTGCAAATAATATATATGCAGGTACACTAGATTGTAGCCAATTGACAGTAACCAATTTAGATGCAGGAAGTATATCTGCAGGTACAATTAGTGTAACTCGACTTCCAGGGCTTAGTGATCTTGCTTATGATCTTAGTGCAGGGGTAGCCCATGTAGGCGATAGCGGCAACACTACTGGTTCTGTTACTGCTTCATTTTCTAGTCTTCCTGCTGGATCAAAAGTAGTTATTAACGCTTCTTTAGGTATAACAGGTCCAGGGGGTAGTCAAGACACAGGGCAAGGTAGTTATTATGCTACTTCTACTGGCAACTTTTCTGTAAGTGCTTGGAATCTTAGTAGTACTAACTACTATGTTTCTGGAAGTAGTAATAGTCCTCCAAAGTGGATTTATCATAGCGGTGTTGCTACAGTAAGCTCTACAGGAAGTTGTTCGTTTACTTTTACAATTTATTCTACTTATAGTAGAAGAACAAATATTAACACTATGCGAATTACTGCTCTTGCAATCGAAGCATAAAGGATAAAGCAATATGATAGAATATACAATGTATAATTCTGAAGGTCATTTTGTTATGGCTAAAGTGACTTCAGAAACTGAATTACCAGCTTTATCTGATGGTAATGTTGCAGTTTTAGGTTTGCATAATATAATGACAAGATTAGTAGACAATAGCGTAGTAGACTTTTCTGATGAAGAAAAATCAGAAACTGCTAGAGAAGAAATCTTAAACGTAATAAGATCAGAAAGAAAACCTCTTTTAAAAGAATCAGATTGGATTGAATTACCTAATTGTCCATTGTCTGATGAGGGAAAAACGGAGTGGCGGTCCTATAGGACTGCCCTTCGTGACTTGCCTGAAACTGCTGATTTATCAGTAGACATAAATGATCTTGTATGGCCTACGAAACCAGAATAGGATAAATTTATGAATGATTTAAAACTACCTGTAGCATTAGTGTTTGCCATGGCTGTGCAATTAGTAGCTTTAGTGTGGTACATATCAGGGTTAGTTCATGATATAAAACATTTACAAGAAAAAACTTTTGCACAAGAAGTAACAATCGATTTATTAGATGCAGATATAAGTTCTCTTTGGGCTTTCTGCACATTTACAGAAAATAGATGGTCTGAGGCTTACACAGATGACATGGTTTATGAAAGAGTTTGTGGAAGCAAAGAACCATTAAAGGAGTAATTATGAGTTATAAATTAAGTAGTCGCTCTCTAGGAAAGCTAGAGGGTGTTGATAGTAGTCTTGTAGCCGTTGTAAAACGAGCTATTGAACTAACTAAAGTAGACTTTGGAGTAGTTTATGGTATGCGTACCGTAGAAGAACAAGAAAAACTTGTTGCCGCAGGAAAGTCTCAGACAATGAAATCAAAACACCTAGAAGGTCGTGCAGTAGATCTTATGGCGTATGTAGATGGTAAAGGATGTTGGGAACTCAACGTCTATGATGATCTTTGTGACGCTATGAAAGCAGCTGCAAAAGAGCTAGGGGTGGCAATTAAGTGGGGAGCCGCTTGGTCAGAAGGTGATATTCGAGACTATCCTAGTTCCTCGGAGGATGCTATGATGGCTTATATCGATCTTAGACGTTCACAAGGACGTAGACCATTTATAGACGGGCCTCACTTTGAACTTATTTAAGGTGAGCAAAATGGCACATACTATAATCGATGATTGGAAAGTTATTCCTAGATTAATGATGTTAGCAGTAACAGTTCTGACATATCAGGCAGTTCATTGGTATATGGCACTTCCAGATCCAACAATACAACAAAGCGGATTAGTTTCTGTTTGTATGGGAGCTTTGACAGGTTGCTTTGGTATTTGGATGGGTAAAGAGTCTAAGACCACAGTAACTCCTATGGCAGTAGTACATGAGGAGAAATATTCTAAATGATACAAGCATTATTAGGCCCAATTACTGAACTAGCAGGGGGTTGGTTAAAAGGTAAGGCAAGCGCACAAGCTGCAGCTGCCAATTTAAAGCTAGTCGAAGCAGAAGCTAAAGCTACTATAATGAAGTCTGCAGCTACTTCTGAAGCCGAATGGGAAAGAGTAATGGCTGAAGGCTCAAGAGACAGCTGGAAAGACGAGTGGTTAACTTTGCTTTTCTCTGTTCCTTTAATTTTAGCTTTCTTTGGTGACTGGGGTAGAGTTATTGTAGAGCAAGGTTTTTTAGCACTTGAAGTAATGCCAACGTGGTATCAATACACTCTTGGTGTAATTGTCAGTGCTAGCTTTGGTGTTCGATCTGCTTCTAAGTTTTTCGGTAAAAAGTAATAAGAATAAATACCTGACGTTTAAGAATAAAGGTTAATTAAAGGGACAGATTATTATCTGTTAGTCTCTTATAGAGGGGGTAATTCCCCCTCAATTAATTTTAAAGGAGTTAGCTATGGCTAATAAAAAAGATCCTCGCCTAGAGAGGGCTGGAGTTAGTGGTTTTAACAAGCCTAAGCGTACTCCTAATCATGCTACTAAGTCTCATATTGTTGTTGCTAAAGTAGGTGAACAAATAAAAACTATTCGTTTTGGTTCTCAAGGTGTTAGCGGTTCTCCTAAAAAAGAAGGTGAATCTTCCAAGTACAAAGCCCGTAGATTAGGGTGGAAAGCTAGACATGCTACCAATATAGCCAAAGGCAAAATGAGTGCCGCATATTGGGCTAATAAAGTAAAATGGTAAGGAATAACCAATGGTTCAATTAACAAAACCTACAAAGGCTATTAAAAAGTCAGTAGCAGATCCTAGTGATAGCTATCAATCTTTAAAACCTTTGTGGAAGAAATCTAGAGCCGTTTTACAAGGGCAAGAAAATGTTAAAGCACATGATGAATATTTAGAACATGATTATTCAAATTTACTTCTTCCATTTTCACCTAGTATGACGCAACGTCAATATGACTTTTATAAAGCAGAGGCTGAACTTCCAGGATTGACTGCACAGTATTGTAAAGTACTTATTAGTGCTCTCCTAAGAAAAGACTCTCATTTGAAATTACCAGAAGAACTTCCTGAAGATTCTTATGATTGGATTAAAAACAATTTTACTCTTGACGGTCGTTCTTTATTTAACTTTTTAGATAATGCTCTTTGGGAAGAACTTCAAACTTCTAGGGCATGGATATATGTTGATTATCCAGAAATAACTGAAGAACAGTTTGATGCGATGTCTCCCGAACAAAAGATGAATATAAAACCTTATCCTGTAGTTATTGAAGCTGAAAATGTAATTAACATACACACAGATACTCATCCTGTTACAAGACAAAAAACTTTATCTAGACTAGTTACACGTTATTTAGTTAAACGTTATACGGCAGATAATCCTTGGCATCCTAATTATGTTGATACCGTTTGTGATCATTATTTAGATGAACAAGGAAAGCTTGTACTAGACTATTATGAACATGCAGATACTAACAATGAGATAAAAGTTCTTAACGGGGATATTAAACAGGATTATGAAGAAAGACTTACAGAAATAGGTTTTAAGAAAACTAATACTGTTCTTCCAACAATGTTTGGAGAAAGACTTTCCAAAATACCTGCGTGGCCAATTAACGGTCATTTAGAGCCAGTAGAGCCTGTATTGTTACCTTTGATTGATAGAGAAATAGCTTTATATAATAAAGTATCTCGAAGAAATCATTTATTGTATGGTGCAGCAACGTATACTCCAATTGTTCAATCTGATATGACAGATGAAGAATTTGAAGATGTTGTTAACTCAGGTCTTGGCTCTTGGCTAAGAGTAAGAAAAGACGAATCAATAACCGTTTTAGAAACACCCACTGCTGCCTTAGCTGATATGGAAAAAGCTATTATAACTACAGTTGATGAAATGGCTAAAATGGGAATTAGAATGTTATCTCCCGAACAAGCAGCTTCAGGAGTAGCCTTAGAAATTCGTAATGCTTCTCAAACAGCACAGCTAGGAACACTTAATGCCAAAGTATCAGGTACTATTAGAGAAGTTATAGCATTTATGCTTAACTGGAAATATAATACTGAATATACTGCAGAAGACGTTGAATTTCAAATGTCTAGCGATTTTGCACCTATGGTTGGTGGAGAAGGCGCAATGCGTTTAGTTTCTGAATGGTATCAAATGGGAATTATTAGCCGTTCTACTTGGATTAATATTGCTAAGTATAATGACTTTTTACCTGCTGATTACAGTGATGAAGAAGCAGTAGAAGAAATACAAACAGATCCATTAACTCAACAGACAAATGTAGAAATGGATATTGAAGAATAACTCTAACTACTCAATGGAGTACTAGATGGATATTAATACAAAAATTTATGATAGAGTTGTAGATCATTTAACTGATGTACGATTATATGAAGAAAGTGTTCAATTACAAAATAGAAGAATTCTGCAAAGACATAGAAAGAAATTAAAAGTAGTTCTAAAGGAAAATATCAGGGCTGATGTAAAACCTGAAATTAGACGTTTTGGAAAAGAACTTTTAAATCATCAAAAGTCTAGTATATTAGAATTTTCTACTTCTCAATTAGATTTTAACTCAGATAATCTTAACAAAGAATTAAAAAACTTTTATAAAGTAACTAAGCCAAAGAGCAAAGAACTCTTGGCAGAAATTACAGGCCCAAATATAAAAGGTGTTAAATCTATCTCTGAAAATGTAAGGAACATTTCTTCAGGTGAATTAATTAGAATTCAAACAAAAGTAAAAGGGGGGTTAGCAAAAGGGCTAACTCCTAATGAAATTATAAGTGATGTTTTAAAGACAACTAAATTAACCGAAAATCAAGCTAGAGCGTTAACTAGAACTTCTATTACTAGTACTCAAACATTAGCTTTAAACAAGGTTGCAGAGTCTAATAATCATGTTATAAAGGGTTTTGTTTTTACTGCAGTTTTAGATGCTAAAACCAGCCCTATTTGTTCTTTTCATAATGGAAAAATTTACAAAATAAATGATAAAAGGTTTCAACCACCTTTACATTGGAACTGTCGTAGTTCTCTAGTACCTATTGTTAAATCTAAAGAAGAACTTTTAGAACAAAAAACATCTCGAATTAATAAAACTAATTTAAAGAAAAAGAAACCAGAGTCTTTAACAGGTATTATGCCTAAGACTGAATCTTTTGGTGCTTGGTTAAAAAGGCAGTCTTTTAATACTCAAAGTAAAATATTAGGAACAGCCGAAAAAGCTAATTTGTTTATATCAGGTAGGCTTAAATATGATCAATTTATTACACCTAAAGGAAAAGGATTATCAATACAAGCTTTACGAAATAGAGCAGCTAACGCAACAGCAATTTATAATCCAAAACAAAAATTAAGAGAAGCAGACGTAAAAATAGAAGCAAATCGTCCTAGTTCAATTATTAGATCTCCAAGACATAAAGACGATATAAGACAATTATTTTTATTAGATTCTGATGATTTTTCAAAAACTTTTTCTCTTACAGATTTTAAAGGTACAAGTCTTGTTGGTAAGACAGCTTCAAGGCGCAGAGTTGGCAATGAATTTGATGAAAGAAATTTTAGCACAGATCCCCTTACAGGTGAAGTAAAAAACACTAATATTTATGATCCTGATTTTACTCTATATCAAGAAAGACTTGATTTTATGAGAAATAGTAAGCTCCTAAAACAAGATGAAAAAGATTTTATTGAATCTTTAGTAGCAGGTCTAGATGATAAAGTTTCTGTTAATCAACAAACAGTGGTCATTGAAAACTTAAGAGTTGTTTTTGAAAGATACGCAAAAGATAAAAAACCTTGGAATGATTTATCTGCAGTTTTAAGAGCAGAAAATAGATTTTCTGTTCAAAACGTTTCTAGACTATTAGATACAAGGTCTAGACGAAGATCTGAATTATTTGTTAAATATTCTGCTGATGAAATTCCTAAAGTTCAGATTATGGGGGATTATTATACGTTTGATAATTTAATTTCTAATCAATTAAAAGATCAAAGATTTATTGATAATTGGAGAGCTACAGCAGGTAAAAAGTTATCTGAAAAAATTTATTTTAAAGGTCGTGCGCCTTCGAGATTATATTTTAAAAATTTAACTGAACATTATCCTTCAATAGAAACTTTTAAAAAAAATCTATTAGAAGATAACATGTATGCTAAAGCTTATAATAAATTTAAATCAATATATAATAGAGAACCTTCAGAATCGTGGATATCTCAAACATATTCTAGGGGTAGGTCGAAAATAAGAAGCATAATAGATTTAGAATTTCTAAATCAAAAACAAAGAGTATCTAGTAACTTTTTTGATGATAAAGCTATCGATTCTTTAACAAATATCACAAAATTAATTGCTTCAGGTCAATCAACTGATTATGATGCTTTAGCAATAAATATTGGCAAGAGATTAGCTAAAGATTTTAAAGATGTAATTCCCTTTACTAAAAATACATTAGCGGATTATCATAAAGAAGGCTCAAAAGTATTAAAGTTTTTACAAGACCAAGGAATAATAAGAGTTCAATTTAGAGGAAAAACACGAAGAGGTGTTTTAGATTTAGACACAGGTCGTGCTTCTGGAGGTTGGGGTGATACTATTTCTAGAGAAGTTCAAGTAATTAATAAAGATATTTTAGAACTACAAAAGGCAGAAAGACGAGTTACTATTGCTAGACGTCTAGGTATTACTAATGCTAGAGATAAACTCTTTGTTAAACCAAATGAAAAAGTTTATTTTGACGCTAGAGGTAAAAAAACAGGAATTCCTTTTATATCTAGAGATAAATTTTCTGACTATGATTCAAAACAAATTGACAGAGAAATGGCAGGTATGCTAAATCATGTTATGAATGTTGAGTATAGTGTAGATAAAGAATTTGTTTCTTTTATGGATGACGTAGTTAGATTTAGAGATCCCAGAGGTAATTCTAAATATTTTGATTCAATAAATAACTTTAGGCATGAAATTATAAATAGAGGTGAACAAGGCTACGGTCTAATGTCTACAGCTAAGTATCATGCTCAAAGAAATAAGAATTTTACTACTCCAGCATTTATTGATAGCAGAAGCAGGGTATACCACAGAGGATACTTAACACCTACAGGTGGTGAAGTTGCAAGGCCTTTTTTAAATTCTGGTAAGGCAATAAAAATGTCTCCCGAAGCTTTAGATGAATTAAAAATTCAAATAGGTGCCTTAATTGGCCCTGGAACTGAAGCTTTAACTCAATCAGGCAGAAGAGCTATCTTTAATAGGAATAAAGACAAACTTCTAGAATTAGGAGAACTTATTCAATCGCTAACTCAAAGAGATCGTAGGATACGACAATTTTTAGAACATCCTTTAATAAGAGGATTAGAAGGAAAAGAAGTTCCTAAAATGGCTCGAATGGCACTTGAATACTCTAGGATACAAAAACATTTAGATTCTGGAAAACCCTTAAATAGTTATAAAACAAAATTAATGATAGAAAATGATGCTAGTTCTTCTGGTGCTCAAATCATTGGTTTGTCTACAGGAGATCGGGCAGTATCTCAAGCGAGTAATGTTTTAGCTACATCTCAAAAAAATAGGTTATATGATTTAGTAGCAATAGATACAGTAAACGATCCAGAGTTTCTTAAGATCCCTGCTTTGCGTGATTCTAATTTAACTTGGGAAGACTTGGCAGCAGCAGCTAAGGGCCAGAATATGGTTGGATTTTATGGGGCTGGCTCTGCAACAAAAACTATGAGAGTTTCTAAGGGATTAAAAGAAGTTTTAGAAAATAAAGATTTTTTAGTTATTACAAAAGAAACATTAAATCCTAATCTCAGAATAGTTGATGGGCAAATTAAAGTAGCCGAAAGACTAGGTGCAACTAGCACTGTAGAAGAATTAAAACTTTTTAGAAAAGAATTAATAGAACTTATAAATAAAAATGAGCCTGTTGGAAGAACACTCTTAAAACAAGCGCAGGATATACATCCTGACGTTGAAGATTTTGTTAATAAGTTTACTAATACGAGAAAAGGGATTGTTGGTCCAAAAGAATTTTCAGAAATCTCTAGGATCATGTCAAAGAATTTATCTCAACGTGCGCCTGTTACTGATAATTTTATTAATTATTGGAAAGAGGTGGCCAATATTTTTGTAAATGAAACTCAAAAGGTAGATATACCTTGGGTAACATTTGATGGAAAAATTGTAACACAGAGATATCGCCCAAAATTACAGGAAAGAATTGAATTCAGAGATCCTGTAACTAATAGGCGAATAGTTAACATCTATGAAGCTAGTGCAGAAGACGGAAAACTTCTAGGAAAAAGTTCTCTTAATGATGCACGTATTGGTCTAGGTGTTAATGGAAATCACAGTAATGACGCTGTTATTGTAAGACGTTTCCATTTATGGGCGCGTAAAAACAACGTTGATAGTGGTACTATCCACGATGCTTTCTTTACTAATATTAGTGAAGCAAGGCGTGCAAAAGACGCTTTAAGAACCATCTATGCAGATGCTCTTGAAGGTGATACTATAAGAAAGACTTTACGTGAAATGCGTAGACAAGGTCTTTCTAAAAAATCTTATAATTATTTATTGCGTAAAGCAAAAGAACAAGGTTTAATTGACCCTGTTAATAAGATTACAAGAAAAGATATACTAGCCCCTCTTAAAGAGGGTGAAGACTGGTATGGAATTGGACCATAGTTATTTGTAATGGCCTATGGAACTAAAATTAACGTGTCTGTGACACACTATAAATTAACTCAAGCTGTGCTTGAAAGGAAAAATTATGAGTGAAGAAGATAATAAGATTGAAGAATCAGTAGATGAAACAACTGAAACTAAAACATTTGAACAAGAATCTATTGAAGAAACATCTTCTACAGATGAAGAAAATAATGATCCAGTTGAACAAGCGGTTAATGATAGACTAACAAAAATGAAGTCTAATATGGATCGTATGGTAAAAGAGCGTGATGAAGCCTTAAAAAAAGCCGCAGAAATTGAACAAGCCCAAAAGCAAAGTGAAATTAAGCGACTTGAAGAAGAAGGTAAACTTACTGAAGCTCTTGAAATGAAACTTGCAGAATCCGAGGCTAAGTTAAAAGTATTTCAAGAAGAAAATACAAAACTTAACCGTGATAATGTAGTAAATTCTCAACTTGCGATTCTAGAATTTAGGAATGAACGTAGTCGTCAAATGGCGCAGCGTGATATTGTTGAGCAACTTGTTCAAAATGAAAATGGGTCTTGGTTACACAAAACTGGATCTTCTATAAAAGATTTTATTGAATCTTACTCTAAGAATGAAGATAATTCATTTCTGTTCCGAGTGAAAGCGAATAGCGGTGCTGGTAAAACTAATCCATCTGCTCCATCTAATACTGACGAAAAAAAGTCGTTATCTCAGATGTCTACAGATGAAGTTTTAACTTTAGCTGCTAAAGGTCAACTAGGATCATTCAATTATTAAATAATAGTTATCTATAAAGGATTAAAATCATGGCTATTACAAACACTGACTTTCAGAACGTAGCCCTCGCTATTTCTGCTTACGCAGATGAGGCATATACAACTGAGAAAAAATTAAACTCCACAGATATTGTTGGCGCAAGAGACGATATCACAGATACAGGCGAATCATTTGTAGGACAAATGCGCTTTTATAAACCACTTGCAGCAAATATCAATGTTCCATCATTGTCTTCTGCTACAGATGGCACGTATACTGATATCTCAACAGATATTGCTAACTACGTAAAATCAGTACGTACATTCGGTGCGCAACAAGTTAACTTGCAAGAAGTAATTTCAAAGCAAGATGGTCTTGCTAAAATTGCTCGCGACTTTGCTCAAGTACGTGGTGATGACGAAGGTAATGCTCTTATGGCTTGCCTCAAAGGTGTTGCAGCTTCTGAAACAGGTCTTGGTGACAAGGGCGGTTCAGGTAACGGCGGTATTGTCAACTTTGATACAAACGCAGACGCAGCTAACACAGGTTTCTTTGTTGATATCAATGATGCTGGTCAATTTGGCGCAGCAGCTACAGGTACAAGTGACCAACGTAAACTCTTTGATGCAACCGCAACAGGTGCAGCAAGAGGTGAGCGCCTTTTCCAAGCTATTGGAATGGCATACAAAGATCATGAACCCGATTTTATGTATCTTGTAACTTCTCCTGAAATTATGGCAGAAATGCGTGCAGCCAACTTGGTTGACGAAACAATGATTACAGACGGTAATATGAACTTTAATACTATCTTTGGTGGTAAGTTCCGTCTTGTTATGACTCGCGCAAGCCAACGTGCAACTACTGAAGCAGGTGATGTAAACGCACAATCCACTAAGTGTTCTTTTGTGATTAAGCCTCAGTCAGTAGCAGCAGCTAATGTAACTGTGCCTACTCCTGTAGAAGTTGATCGTAATGCAGCTTCATACACAGGTGGTGGTTCTACAAACGTTTGGTATCGTTATGGCTTTATCATGCATCCACAAGGGTATGATTGGTCAGGTGCTACTAACGCTTTTGCAACTAATACAACTCTTGGTGCAGCCGCGTCTTGGTCTCGTAAAATGGACGCACTAAACCTAGGCATTTTGCCTATCTTCCATTCATAAGATTTAGGAGGAGCTAATGGCTTTAGTTCTTAATACAAATAGCTACGTAACTACAACTGAAGCTGACTCATATTTTTCAACTCGTATTGATGCAGATGAATATATTTCTGCAGTAGATACATTGAAAGAACAAGCATTAGTCACCGCTACACAGCTAATAGATAATCGGTCGTGGATCGGTATTGCAGTTAGCTCTTCTCAATCTCTGGCGTGGCCTCGAAAGCAAGCAACTTACTATGATCCTAGAATGGGTCAGGATATTACAATTGCTGAAAACGAGCTACCCTCTCAAGTTAAAATTGCAGTTTATGAACAAGCTCTACATTTATTACAAAATGAAGATTTAATTGCTCAAAAAACTCAAACATTTGAAAGTATCTCTGTTGGTAGTATCAGCTTGTCTGATAGTAATGGTGATGTCTCTCGAACTTCTATTACACCTTCAATTATCTTAAAACCTTTAAGACCTCTTATTAGTAGAGGTATGAGTAGCAATACATGGTGGAGGGCTAATTAATGTCACTATCTGCAAAAGTGACTGCTGCTGTTAATAAAGCATTTACGGCTGCAGGTGATTTAGTTCAAAAAGGAACATTAACAAGTAAAAGCGTTTCTACTTATAACTTTGCGGCTAGAGCAACGGTTAGTACTAGTACTACGAAAGTAGTTGACGTTATTATACAAACTGCCCAAAGAGCATCAGGTGAAGGTTTTATTACTACTGCTATTATGCGGTCAGGAGAAGACCTTTCTGTTTATGATACTCTTACAGTAGGCACTAAAGTCTTTAATATTGTTGATTACAGCGACAACAATTTCATTATTGAAGCTCAATTAAGTAGAGAGGTAAAATAATGTTTGATGATGTATTAGACGATATTGAATCTGTTTTTGCTTCTAATTCTTGGACGAGTAGAGGTATCGATATTTATCCAGATAATTATCAAGGTACTATAAGCAATGAAACAGAATTTTGTAGGCTAAACGTACTACCAAGTAGCAGTGAAAATCATGCTTATGGTGGTAGCAATAAAGAATTGTCAGGACTAATTGCAGTTAAAATATTTGTTTCTGCAGGACAAGGACAGTCTAGGACAATGGCTATAAGTGATACACTTGATATTGTTTTACAAAATAAAAAATTAACTAGAGGAACAGAGTTATACACATCTTATCTTAATGTGGAAGGGCTAGACCCAAAAAATCAAGCACTATACAGTGCAAGTTACATAATACCATTTAAAATTTATGGAGAATAAAAATGGCTCATATTACAACCCTAGGTGCTGGTATCTTTTCATACTTAGACATCTATTCTGGGAGTGTTGCCGCATCGGTCGATACAGCATCTGAATTTGCAGGCTTGTTTATTACAGCAAACGCAAGTGACGTAAAACGTATGCCTTCTGTGCGTGAATTCCCTTCAATTGGTACACCTGCGAACATTGTTAACGTTCCAGTGTACGGACAAAACACATCATCACAGGTACAAGGTCAGGCTGACGCTCCTTCATTGGAAGTTACAGTGAACTATATTGCAGATGATATGACAGACTTCCATGCGCTAATCGGTACAGAAGTTGCGTTTAGATTTCTTATGTCTTCGCAATCTTGTGATCTATCAGCTAGCTTGGATTCAGCTAACACTGCTTTGACTTACGGTAATACAGAATTTTACTTTAGAGGTAAAATTGAAGCTATCTTGGTTAACCCTGCGTTGACTGATGCTACTACTGCGACTGTTACGTTGTCAGCACAGTCTGACTTTTTCGGTCCAGCAACATTACCTTAATACTATAATAATTTGGGGAAGTCCGAAAGGGCTTCCCTTATTTAGATATACATGAGAAAGATTATGACAGAAAAACCATTTAGTAAAACATTTGTTATGAGAACAACCTTCCGACATATGCGAAGAAGTGTTGATATTAGTATTCGTAAGAGTTTTGAACGTTTTCAAGACTTTGACAACGATTCCGCAATGGGCAGAGAAATTATGGAAACTCTAGATACATTGCACAAAGTTCGGAAAATGCTTGATGACTTTCAAGCTAATAACCCTGAGTTATTTACAGAAAAAGATAAGATTATTTAAGGAAATATTATGAAACATTTAGTTGGCAAAGAGATCACTGAAGAATTTGAATTTATGGGTGATAAAGTTACAGTACGAAAGTTAACTGTTAAAGAAGTTTTATCAGTTCAAAAAGAAATTAATACACTTTCAAAAGCTAAAGATGAATCTTCTCAGCTTAAAATTGTACGTGAAATTCTAAGGCGAACAGTTCAAGGCGCAGATAAAATGAGTGATGAGGAATTTGACAATTTTCCTTTAGGAGAGCTAACCGATCTAGTTGAAAAGGCCGTAGGGTTTTCTGGGATGGGTGGAGCACAAGCTGAGGGAAACTAACTGCTGAAGAAGAGACACTATACGAAATTGCTTATCAATTAAAAATTCCTGTTTATCAATTAGAAAGAGAAATGCCTTATGATGAATTAATCAAATGGACAACTTTCTTTAGAAGAAAGCCTGTTGGTTGGGATGCAGATCATAGAACATTTTTATTATTGAAAGCATGGGGTGCTAAAGGAAAGGCAGAAGAGTATTTTCCTTCTTTGAAACAAATTAAAGTAGCAGAAGAAGAATCTAAGTCTAGAACTGCAGGTAAAATAGCTCCATCTGGAAGATTCTTAGAGTTAATGAAAAATGCTAAAGACGGTGATAACTTAACTAATAGACCATGGGAAACAAAAAATGGTTAATAGAGTTACATTAGATGTAGTGAATTTTGCTGCAGAAATGAAAAGAGTTGAAAAAGAAGTTTATCGACTCGCAGACAATGATATTGAAGGCCGAATTATTTTTGCAACTAGAACTTTAAGACAAGTAACTCCTGTCGATACAGGTAGAGCAAGAAAAGGCTGGAAACATAGGATAGACAGAGGATTTGTTAGTGGTGAAACAATAGGTGGTACAATTTCTAACAATGTAGAATACATAGACATTTTAAATAAAGGTCATAGTAAACAAGCACCTAGATTTTTCATTGAACAAGTCCTGTCGCGAATAGGACTAATATCCCCTAGTTAAAAACAGTTGCCCCTGATGGTATCTCAAAATAGAGATTACTGTTGGGGGCAATTTTATTAAGGAGGAATATATGAGTGGCGTAGAAATTAGAGTACGCTCGGATAGTCGTCCAGCACAAAGAGATCTTGCTAGACTTGATAGAAGCATTAGAGGTATTGCTAAAAGCGCAAAAACAGTAGAAAGAGCAATTCAAGCTATTGGTACTGCCTTTGCTTTTGCTTTTGCTGGTGATGCACTAACAAGAGCGTCAGATAAATTTATTGAACTAGAAAATAGAATAGCTCTTGTGACAGGTCGAACAAAAGAGTTATCTACTACATTAGATCAATTATACAATGTATCTTTACAAACAAGATCAGGGATTGAAACTAGTGTTGAAACTTTCAATAGATTTGGTAGAGCACTTGACGGTGTAGGCGCGACTGAATTAGTTGGAATTACTAAAACTATACAACAGGCAGTTGCTATTAGTGGTGCTGGAACCGAAAGCGCTAGAGCAGCATTATTTCAGTTAGGTCAAGGCTTAGCTGCAGGTGAATTAAGAGGTCAAGAACTTAACTCTGTTCTTGAACAAACACCTAGAGTAGCACAGGCTATTGCTGACAGTATGGATGTGCCTATTGGTGCACTTAGAAAATTAGCTGAACAAGGCGCTTTAACGACTGAAGTAGTTTTTAATGCTGTTAAAAGTCAGTCAGACGTTATTGCTCAAGAGTTTTTATTAACACAAGGAACAGTAGGACAATCTCTTACTGTGTTATTTGATCAATTTGGAAGAATTGTTGGTCAATTTGACAAAATTACTTTAGCTATAGGGTCAGTCTCGTACTTTTTTAGGGGATTAGCCGAAACAATTAATTTAAACGCTAATCTTATTTCAGTTGAAATTGCTAACGCATTTAGCATTGTTGAAAGCACTACCTATGGATTAGGTGTTGTTTTTCAAGGACTGGCTGCTATTGTAGGAGCAACCTTTGGAAGAGTCGTAGATGCTCTACCTAGAGTTATTCTTCCAATGAGAACACTTAGAGATGATATTGACGCATTAGCAGTCTTTGGTCTTGCAAGGTTAGGTACAGCAATTGCTTTTGTAGCAGGGTCGTTAGAAGCTTTTGTATCTGATGTTTTTGGATTAAATCTTGAAGGTACAATATTTAGATTGTTTCAAGCAAGAAGTTTAATAGAGTTTGGAAGAGCACTAGAAAGCCTCGCTGACGTAATTAGTTCTTATGGTCAACGTTGGTACAATGTCTCTAACTTTATTGAAAAGGGAATTAGATCTAGTAACTTTGCTTTATTAAATACAGGAATTTATTTAGGTATTGTCGATCAAAAATTACTTGCTTTTAGATATGTTTCTTTTGAAAGATTTGGAAAAGTAGTTGGTGTAGTCGGTGATTTATTTAAGGCTCTTCTTAGATCTATATTTGCACTCGATGGTGTTGCTTATATTATAACAGGTCTCTTAGTTGTGTTTCAACAATTAAGAAGGACTTTTGAAGCATTTTTAAATATATTTAGTACTGGCATTACTTCTACAAGAGATCGAATAGAAGGTCTATTTTCAAATATTTCTTTTGGATTTATTAAAGGGAATACCTCAGAAATACTAGAAGCTTTTGGTGGTAACTTTGGACAACTTTCTAGTCTAGTAATAAAGAATTCAGACTTTATGGCAAAGAGTTGGGGCAACTTAATAGATGCAATAAATGAGAAAACTACTTTATTAGGTCGTGCTAAAAGCGGTATAAGTAACTTCGCACAAACTATTAAAAACTTATTTAGAAATATTTATGATAAAATTATAGGTAATTCATATTGGACAGACACTATGGAAGGTGTCTATACTAAAGCTGTAGAAAATTTAAGAAAAACAATTTCTGTTATAAAGAATTTTTTAAAAGATGCGGCTAATCGGTTTAGCAAAATTGATTTTAAAGAACTTGCCTTAAATGCTAAAGTTAGTTTTACAGACTCTAATATTGTAGAATCTGCTACTGAAATTACTAAAGTATTAATTGAAAGATTAAAACAAGCAGTCAGAAGTGTTGCTGTAGTTATATCAGATTTATTTAAATCAATTAGTGATGTATTTCCTAAAATTGCAGACGTATTTTCTCTAGCAGTTACAGGTGCTTTATTAGCAGCATTAACTCCTGCATTGTTTGCTAAAATTGGTATTACATTTGCTTTAGGCTTATTGTCAGCTGTTGCAGGCAATGTTTCTGATACTATTGGTAAGGCTATCATTGATTCCGATTTCTTTTCTTCACTTGGAAGAGGAATAGGGAGTGGTGTGGGAGTATTTGTAAATACTGTAATTAAAAACATTCCTGTTATACTTACAGGATTATTCCAATTTGCTAAAGAGTTTGGCAAGGCATTAATTAATGAAATTACAGGTGCCTTTGGAATTATTCCAAGAGCTCTTTCTGATGCTACTTTTGGATTATTTGATACTATATTTGGTGCTATTGTTGCTTCAGCTGGTTTCTCTTTATTGACTGTTGGTTTTACAAAAACTATGCAAAGAATAGCAGGTATTCTTGGAGCTTTTGTTAGCACAAAAGGCGCTAGAGGCGGTATTATGGAAACCGCTATATTCGGTGCCAAAGGTGTTGCAGGTGCTAGAGCGCAAAATATTGCTGGAGTTCTTGGTATATTAACCGCTGTTTCTTCTTTGACTGGAGGATACACTAATGGTGGACCTTTTGCTGAAGCTGCCTTAACTGGCGGATTACTTGGCTTTTATTTGTTTGGTATGAAAGGAGTTAACTTTTTAGCTCAAGCTGCTAGACAAACTATGGGTCAAATTGTAGGTACAATTACAGGTAGTATGAAAGACATTGCTAAGTCTGGCGCAATGGCTTCTAAAGGTATTAACATTAACAATATTCTATCAGACTTTCAATCAGGGAACTTTTCAAAAGGATTAAAAAGCGCAACAGCTGCATTTAATGTCTTTAAAGCTAATATTTCTGCAGGTAAATTTGATACTGCTTTTACCTCAAGTCTTGCTAATTTAGGTGATAAATTTTCATCACAATTTAAGTCTGGAAAATTTACTGGTACTATTGAAAAACGTTTTCAAGGTCTAGGCGCTACTATGGGCAATAGTCTTGCTAAAGGTTTTGGAAAATCAAAAGGACTTGTTATTATTGGTGCGACATTAGCAAGTTTTGTTGGATCTGCACAAGCAGCAGAGGCAGCAACAGCTAGCACAGGCGCTCAAGTAAATCATATCATTGATTTGATTACAGATAATATATTAGAAATAGGTTATTTTGGTTTACTAGGTCTTTCCTTCTTTGGTCCAGGAGGATTTGCCGCATTATTTAGATTAGCTACTAAGTCTGTTTTATCATTAGGTAAATTACTTTTTAGTGTACTTACAAGTAACGCTGTTTTAGGTGGTGCAGGTGGTATTATTAATGGATTAATTTTCGGAAGTAAAGCAGTTGGTAAAGGAGGCGGCGTAAGCCTTGGCCCAATTTTAGGCGGTTTAACCAGTGTACTAGGTGGTATTTTTAAAAGCTTAGGTTCTATATTATTAAGACTTGTTCCATTAATATTTTCAGGAACAGGACTTCTAGTTGGCGCAGTAGGTCTTTTAGGTATTATTCTCTTTGGAGAAGGTGATGGTATCTTTGATAAGATATCTAACTTTGGTAGTGCATTAAGAAGTGCTATTACTGGAACAACTAAAGAAGGTAGACGTTTTAAGAAAGAGATCGATGGTCTTCTAAAGTTTGATAAAGTTGGTGAAATCGAGATTGATTTAAAATCTATCGTAGATAGTGTTGAATTAAATTCAATTTCTGAAACTGGTTTTAGAGAAATAAAACGTTCCCTACAAATTGCTAACAGAACTTTTGAAGCTAACCAAGACAAATTTGATGAACTTGGTGAGCTTACTTCTCTTGAAGATACAAAAACTAGAGCTGCAATTAGAAAAGTTGAAGAAGCAGTTAATAGAGTTAATTTAACTGAAGTTCAAGATGGTGTATTTGGCAAACTTGTTCAACAATTTAAGCCAGATGAAATAGGTAATACTGGTTTTAATTTTATTCAAGCTTCCCCTGTTAACGAAACAGATACTCCTCAGTTAATTGCTGCTTTTAAAGCGGCTGTTTCTGATGATGCAACAAATAAAGAACAAGTAACATATTTAAGAGATCTAGCTACATTTCTCAAAGACAGCCAAACATCAGAATTTAGTGCAGAGCAATCAGCAGTTGTAGATGCTTTGTCTGGTTTTGGTTTATTATTTGCTTTAGTTGAAGATGGTATACCTATTACTATTGACAACAAAAGAATGGGAAATCTTGCAAGTATTGTATCAGAGTTAGAAACTGCTATTGAAGAAATTTCAAAAGCAGATCGTTTTGCTAATATTATTACGTTAGAAGGCCAACAAGCTAAAATTAGAGATAATTTAGACTTAATTGGTCAATTAAAAAGAGAGTTATTAGATATAAATGCTTTTGTTTTCTTTAATTCTCAAATGGCTAATAGCCAATTAATTTTAGGTGAAGAATTTAAAGAAATAAATGAACAGTTAAAATTATTTAATGCTTTAGTTCCTGATTCTTTAGGTTTAGAACCATTAAGTGAAACTCAATTTTATAGTTTAACTCCAGGAAATAAAAAAGCTATAGTTGATGAAGTAGATCTTGCATTTAGCACTATTAAAAATACTTTTGAAGAGGCGGTTAGAGCAGCATATAAAGAAGAACTTGGTGGTGAGTTTAGTGTTGGTGAGTACGGTACTTCTAAATTTAATGCTGAAGTTGCCGAACTTGTTGAAACTGCTCTTTCTGATGGTCTTAGTATTGAAGATCTTGCTTTATACAAGATAGATACTAAACAATTTTCTAAATTAATTGCAAACGCATTGTTTGTAGCAGACGATATTGTATCAGAGTCCGAAAGTGAAATTGAAGAAGCTGGAAAAACATTAGAAACTAGAATTAACGAAGCTATAGGAATTCTTGGGGATAATATTAAAGGCATAGAACTAGGAGAAATAATTGATCCTAAGTCTTTAGCTCAAAATGAAACACAAGCCAAAGCATTTATTAAAATGGCTAAAGGGCTTGACGAAACTATTAATGATATAACATTAGACCCAATAGCTAGAGCCAAATTTGCTGAAAATTCTCTTCAAACTTTAATGAATAATTTATTAGAGTTTTCTGATCAAAACAGTTTACTTACTAAATCTTTAACTTATGTAGACGATCCTATTGATGAAAAAGATTTATACTCTAAAGATCTTTTAACAAGACAAGAAATACAAAGTTTAACGTTAGAGTTACTTACTCTTGATGTAGCTATTCAAAAGTTAAAAGAAGGGGGAGTTACTGAAGACGAAATTCCTTTCTTTGCTAAGTATTTATTAGAAATTGACAATGTTAAAAAGGTTTTAGAGAAACTTATTACAAAACCAATTAAAGGTGGTAAAACCATTTTTGAAAAGTTTGTAGGAGGCTTAAGTGACTCTGGGTTTAAAGTTAGCCTAGAGGAAGCTTCAAGATTAAGTAGTAGAGCAGTATCTGCGTTACAAGCCCCTTTAAAGAAAGTAAAAGATGCTCAAGATGCTATTGTTAAATCTTCTTTAAAAGATAGCAAGGGCCGAAGATCAGCTTTAGAAACAATTACGTCAAGCAGAAAAGAAATTTCTAAAATATTTCAAGCACAAGATGTTGCATCTGCACAAAAGGGCTTAGAAGGATTAGGTTTAGATCCTAATTTAGTTTTTGAATCAAAACAAGTTCTTGGTCTTGCAGAACAAATTGCTAATAAAAACATTGAGCTTGGTCTTGTTGACAATGATAATCTTACTAAAAAGAAACAACTTACAGCAGAGATTGAACGTCAAGTAGAAACCTTTGAGATATTAACTACTAAATCTGAAGAAGCTTATACTGAATTCAAAGATACCTTTGGTGGAGCCTTAAAAGAACTAATAAAAGGTGAAACTACAATTAAAGGGTTTTTTGATAAATTACTTGATGGTATTACGAATCAAATTATTGACAGTGTAGTTAATGCTTTTGTTACAGCGATGTTTAGAACTGCTAACCTTGAAAATACTTTTGAAACTATGTTTGCAAGTTTAGGCTTGTTTGGGCAGAGTGTAGGTGAGCAACTTGGTGCCGATATTGGACAAAGCACTACTAAAGCGTTAGAGGCTTCTTCTGCTAAAAATGGTAGTAATTGGCTATCTAATTTATTTGGTGGCGGTGGATCTAATCCTTTTAGTATGATAGGTAGTCTCTTTGGCTTTGGAGGTTCAGGTGGTACTGGTCCTGGAGCCAATATGGGAAGTATATTTAGTTTATTTTCCCCTGGAGGCTGGTTTGGCCTTAATGCAGGGGGTATTGTTCCTAATACTCGCTACTCTAGACTAGGTCAAGATAGTGTACCTGCAATGTTAACTCCTGGAGAATTAGTAGTTCCTGCCAACAAGGTTAATAGTTTTGTAGGATCAGGAAGTAGTCCAACAGTTGTTAATCTGTCTATCACAGGTGACGTATCCCGACAAACAAAATCAGAGATTGTCAAAATGTTACCTCAGATTGCTTCAGGTGTTAATGCACAAAATAAAGAAAGAAACTTTAAATATAGCTAAGCCCGTACAATAAAACTGAGAAAATTGGAGCATCTATAATGAAGAA